TCCGCCCTTCGAGGCGGTCTGCTACCAACTTGGCGTAGCCTGCAATATCCAACCAGTGGTCCACCACGTCAGGATTGCCGTTCACAATGCGGCCAATCTTGTGGATGATCATGTCCATGGCTTCGGCCTGATCATGTGCCAACGTCTTGTCACGATTGTTCAAAGCAGCCTGTACAACACGTTTCAACATCTGCATGACTTCAGCGCCCTCGATGAACTTGCCGTAGTCCACGGCCCGAGCGTCAAGGGTCTCGTCTACCTGATCTGCGTACTCGTACATTTCAATTTCCAATGGTGCGCTGCCGGCAGCGCTCTTCTGTTGTTTCTCCCACTCCTCTGCAAACTTGTCCAGAGGAATACCCAATTTATTGGCCATTTCCACCTGTTCAAGGTTGAGCAAAAATCTTTTAGGTGCTTTGTCACCCAATTGATCCCTCATCATATTGAGGCCCTCAACCGCCTGAGCGTATTGCAAAGGATCAAGGTTTAACTTCTTTGCAATCATTTTCTGTTGCTTTGTCAAAACAGGGCCTGCCGGAGCAAGAGTGGCTAACTGCTCGGACTTCTTAGGGAAGTTAAAGCCTGCCTTCTTCATCGCATTGCGCAGAACATAGACAGTTTGCTTGGTCAAGCCGAAGCGATTTGCTACCTCATTTGGCGATGCAGCAGGATTACTCTGCATAAATGAGCGGGCTTTTGCAGTTTTTGTGTTTTTACGTTTCATATTGGACTTTCTTCATATTGCGATTGCTCGCGTTGGGTTGATTTAGGAAAGAACTTTGGGTCAAGTCTTGTGAATGGCCACCACGCCATCAGTTGTTCTTGACTCAAAGGTTTTTGGGGCTGCTCTTGGGGTTGCAGCTTCTTTTGCTGTTTTAAAGACTTCATAATATTTCTTAGGCATCGGTGCCTTCTTATCTAACAAATTCCGGAGCCATTCCGCTCCGCCTAATTGGTTCAAAATCATCCACTGTCTATCAGACATCCTCACTTGTCTTCCGATCAATGGCTCGGGTGGTTTTGGTCTTGGCATGTTGTATTAAATTCCCTGTTGTTACTCGTTTGGTCCAACAGCAAGCGCAAATCCATCTTGCTGCACTCATTTGAATTCCACCTTCCGGTGGCCGCTTCTCTTCGCATTTATTACAAAGTTGTAATTGATGCACATGTTGCTTGCTTCCAAGCCGTAAATGTTGCTTTGTGAAACTCACGTTTTCATATTCCTGATATAGACGGCAAAACTCCCTATCGTATCCGGCCCAAAAGCCTTCATCTTCTCAATTTCCTTGGCCACCTCTTCAAGGACCAAGTTGCGCTGTGAGGACAAAACCCAAGGATCCCCTTCAAGCTGCGCTTCGACCATCTGGCGCTTGCGCCATCCCATGGCCTTCTCCCAAATGCTCAGTTCTTTCATGATTTCTCCTCTATGTTGTAAAACCAATCGTCGCCCGCGGACCACTTGCGGGTGCCGTCCACTGTCCACAATCTCTGCGCAGCTTGGAAGTCAGGAAACTTTGTCTCAGCAGGAACCAAACTCTGGTCATACCAGAGGCACCGGTTGTTGGGCTGACAGGCAAACTGACCGTTGTCCAAGGCCATAAAGTTAAAGCTCTTGTGCTCCTCGGCCTGCTCCGTGAACCCCGTGTCCAACTCCATCCCGTCAGCACAAAAGTCCACAGTGAACATGTAGCGCCCGTAATGCCATTCCTTGTCCTTGCCAAGGAACTTCACGCCAAGATTACGCAAGCCAATCTTTTCCACAATCGTGAACTGATAGCCCATGCAATCCCATAACTGCAAAGTATCTATCGGCAAATTGCCGGTGTAGTTCTCTTGCCACACGTAAGCATGAATTGGCAGCTTGTCGTACAGCGCCCCGTAGTGAGGCAGCAGGGATTCAATCCTGAATACCTGACCGCGCAGCGCCTTAAGACTGACCCAGATGGCCGGCTCTAACTCGCCATGGCCCTTGTGATCGTTATACAGAAACTCACGCTTCACAAAACACTTCATAGGCGGCAGTGATGCGACGATGTAACTCATGCTGCCCCTTTCATTTGCTTCAGCGCCGCCTGTAACCCTGCAAGGCCCCCGACCCGCTGACCGTTGATAAAGATTTGCGGCATCTGGCGCGCCTTCGCATCCTCCTTCATCAGCAGCACCCTGTTCTCTTCAATGTCCACACTGATCTCCCTGAACGGCAATTCCTGTATCTTCAAAACCATCTTGGCTGCCAAGCAATTGGGGCAGTTGCTCTTGGTGTAAATCATAATGTCCATGCTTCTACCCTTAGTTTCAAACCACGTGCCTGCAGTTGCTCAATAACTTCCTTCAAACTCTTTCGGCCCAAATTAGGCAACCTCAATAGCTCGTTTTCAGTCCACTGTTGCAACTGGCCAATCGTGAAAATCTTGGCCTCCTTCAAACAATTGCTTGTCCTAACAGTCAACTCAAGCTCTTCAACAAGCATTGATGGCATATCGCCCAAAAGCATCTGCTCAAGGACCAAGTGCCTTCTTTTAAGCATTTCTTCAGCAATGTCATATGCAACAGCAGCCAAGAAATGGTTGTTCACAATACCTTTATGCATAATCGCGGCCTTCATGGCCTCCATTGCAAACGCGTCTAATCTGTCTTCTCTAGTCATGGTTTACCTCCCCCAAATTTACACAAGCACCGAACCATGCCATGCCATGCCACAAATCACAGCAATAGGCCAATACAGCCACGCAGGTAAAAATTCAACTGCCGCTGAAATAACAAATGGCAAAGTGATGATGTGTAGGTACGCTCTCTGTTTCTTGGTCATGCTTGTTTCTCCTGTGACCACATGTGCAATCGCAGTCCCGCGCTTTCAACATCAAAGTTGTTGCGTAGTTCTTGCAAATGCGCTTTGGCTTCATCGTTAATGGTTTTACGCACATGTTGTGCAACTAGATGGGCAAAGAACTCAAGGTCTTTGTACTGATTAAACTCAAAGCGATGTTCATCATCTAGAACCCCTGCTGCTCGTGCCATCTGAATAATGTCTTCTCTGTTCATAGCACCTCCTCAAGAATGCGCCATGATTCCAACTTGTTGCCGTTTAAAGTAACCTCAACCGGAATGCCAACCATGTCTGCACATGAAGTTACTTTGGCTTGCTCCATCAGTTTGGCAACACGACGGCACATCTCACCCCAATGCTTGGTCTGATCCTCGACCGTCCATTGGCAGTGCTCATCCGGAGTGCGTGTCCATGTACCATCAAAGTCACCGACACCCCAACCTTTACCGCCTAGCGTGACTGACATACCAAACATTGCACCGTCGTAGCCACCAAGGCCAACGTCAAACTTTTGTATTTTGCCTAACTCTTTAGTCATGCTTGTCCCCTTGCTCGGATGGCTTTCAACACCCGATCTCCTAGTGCTTTATCTGCGCCAAGTAATGCAAGACCAGCCGTATTGGCACACGCCTCACGCTCCTCGGCAACAACCCTTTCAACAAGGGTCATCAGGTGCTGAGTACTACAGTGCCATGACTGGTACTCACGGTTTTGGTCTATTGCCTCATGCAACATAAAGGCTACTTGTTCTGCGTTGTATTTCATGCTTGCTCCTTCGCATACAAAGCCACAGGCTTATAAACACTGGACGGCTTCTTCAATCTAAAGTACTTGTGGCCAACAGCGTTCTCACACAGATAGCCAACCGGCTGCTCTAAATACTTTGCATAAAACGCATCAACTAACAAAGTAGAAAAATGCTCAATGTCCCCATGCAAGGTCAGCCCGTTGTCTTCAATCAATTTAAAGATTTCTTCTTTATCCATTCCCCTTCTCCTCATACTTATTGCACTCTTCCAACCAAATAGGGTCAAAGTTCCACGGCCAATGGAACCAACCCTTCTGCGCTGCCCGAGCATTGCCCGATATCAAAGCCTTAGGTTGTAAGCATTGGATGTGATGGGTCATGGGCAGAGGATCACGGTTCACGCATTTGTGGCAATTGGGCCGAAACCCGTCCACAATCTTTTGAACGTCCTCAGGTGTATGTTCACGCCTCATACTCGTCCTTTATCTTCTGACGATTGATCATGGCCTGCATGGGATCGGTGTCCCCCATCAGCACTTCAAGCAGCAGCCGGTCTATCTTCTTTAAGTGCTCTTCCAACTTAAAGTTCTTATCAACCAACTCCCCACAAGCGGCAACATATGGCCGCAGGATTTCTAGCTCTCTTTGCTCAGTCATATTGCACTCCTCATCTCTTCAAAATAAACAGGCGCATCCTGCTCTATCCGAAAAATCACATCCGGATGCAAAACCCCGCTCAAGTCCACATTACTGTTAGGCAAGAACACCGAAATCAACGTCCACACCTCCGGATAGTCCGGCTCCAACTTCAAACCGGACAGGGGTTCTACCGACCCAACCTCTGCCGGTTCATACTCAAAAAAGCACTTAAGCGCCAATCCAAGCTCGTCACATTCGTACAGGAATTCGTGCATTTGTTACCCCACAGTCAAAATTATTAGAAAACCCACAATCAACGACCCCAACGTCACAGGCCACAAGGGCACAGGACGATGGATCGAGGACCATCCCATCAAAGCTGCCTGAACAAGCTCCTCAGAGGAAGTCATCTCAGGAGGCGGGGACTGATACAGCAAACCAATCTGCACCTTCCCAGTGTTAAATGGCGTCAAACGCTGATTTGTGCGGTTGACAGAAATACATTCGTTAGCATTAGTGATCATAGGATGGTCCTGTCTTAGCTTTGGCCTTCATCGCATCCTTGTACGCATGCTCAAAGCCCTCCAAAAATACCTCAACGGGTACGTCTAATTCTGCTGTCAAAATGGCTGCAGAGACAAGGCACCCGTACCAAGCTTCCGATGGTTTTGCAAAAGTATTTCCGCAAAAGTTAAGCAAAGTCTGCGCATTGTCCATGATCTCTTCGATCTTTTTATCCGGTGTGTGTGGTAATTTACCCATGTCACTATCCTTTCTGTGTTAATGAAGTTTGTCCGCCTTTTATCTAAGTGGACAGGGTTATTATCATGCTTTTATCTAGTTAGGTCAATTACTTGGAATGTACTAAATCGTAGGGGTTTTCCCTTGGTTTTGGGTTTGTAGTGTGATGTTTTATTGTACTGGGTGGATATACAGTGTGTTTTGGGGGAGGGGGCGGGGACCGCGGACCGAGGGCAAAAAGGGGTGAAAATGGGCCAAAAAGTAATACTAAGGTTTAGGTGCTATAGACCTTTTAGGGGTAAGGTATGTTTTTTTTTTTATTTTTGTGAGATTTGGCGTAATAGACGTAATGGTGTAAGAACTGAATGAAATCAATACGTTACGAGCATTCGGCAAATTACGTCTGGAGATTCAATGTAATATTTTCAGGGGAGCTCCGCGAGATGAATTCTGAAAAAATAAAAACACACTACACCCTCCAAAAGTTCTATAGGGAACCTGATTTGCTTTTTTGGATTGACTCTTGGGGCGACACTCGTTATACTCGTGGTAGTTCTTTTACGGGAGTTAATCATGGTACACATTGATCAGGGGATAGCCCTGCCAACCAATCGATCCAAATATCCTTTTGGGGAAATGGAAGCGGGCGACAGCATCCTGTTTGGCGTGCGCAAGCAAGCTGAAAGCTGCAGAGTGGCTGCCCTTCGTTTCACA